TTGCTTGTCCTAACACACTGCTGTCAAATCCAAAACTTGCATTTGTGTCTGCTAGTGTAGGGCCGCCAACGTATTCTGTGTGCCATACAATGCCAAACCCTGCACTTAATATTTGTTTTGCCATGTCACTGTTCTTAGGAACAGCATAAGTTATTGTATTAGGTTTAAAAATTATATGCTCTTCGTTATCAAGAGTAACTGTCTTAATGTCTTCTGTAGTAGCAAACAACATGTCGCCTTGTGCTACAGTGTCCCAATTTAAACGACTAAGATATTTAAGTGCTAATTTAAGTTTCTTTCTTAAACCTTCACCACTTTTAAGTTCACCTTTTACTGTTTTATCTTGGTGATTAGTATCAATATCTTTTTCTGTGAAGTTTAGTTTTGCCTTTTGTGCAAATACACCTTTAGT